GGATTTGATGTTGGGAACCGTACTGATGTTTGGGTGACCTCTTTCTATCGAGACATTGAGGATCGCGAGGACTGGCGGCATGGCCGTATGGTCATAATGCCGTTTCCACCCAACTTTCATTGCCCAAGTGTTGCCAGATTCCAGAATAAACGCGCCAAGCATTATGGCGCATTGCGAATGCCTGGGGGTATCGCTGGCGTGCTGAAGAGGACCAACAAGCATCCTTCAACAGGAATTGCGTTCCTTTGGTGGTTTGCTTGGCAGTTGAAAATGAAGCCTACGGTGATGGTCGGTTTTGATCACTTTTCCAAGCTGGATCACTATTTTGGCGGCATGCCAAAAACCAGCCATAGCCCAAAGCGTGAAGCGGCATGTATGAAACGAATATTAGAAATGATGGAGGGAGAATGAAAGTCCTTATCACCGGAGTAGGACGCTGCGGAACGCGCGCTATCGCTCGATCGCTCAACCGCGCCAAGCACGAATTCATTCGAGAGTTTCGAGGCGCGAGCAATGCGCGTTTCGACGGGGAATCTGACCAAGGGTACCTCGAGAAGCGAATACCTGAAATCTCGGAGACTGGTCCGCTTATTGAGGTCAGCTGCCTTGCATGGAATCTGGTGGATTTGATCGATGACGGTAAGCGGGGCTTCGTGTTCGTAAGGCGCGACAAAGAACGCTCCGTCGCCTCGATGATGAAGACGCCGCTCTACACCGGTGCCTTGCCGTGGAAGCTGCGCGCGAAGACAGGATTCATTGATCCACGAACCGAGGGCTATGAACGCGAAGAACGATTGCATAACTGCCGTCGAATCTGGGATATCCGCACCGCGGCAATCGAGAAAGCCTTTCTATCTATCCCCGACGACCGGAAGCTGACGGTACAGTTCGAGGAAATCACAACCAAAGCTTCGGCATGGGCACAGGTGCGTCAGTTCGTTCAGCGACATACCTCGATCCAACAGAAACGCCGGCTAGTAAACGACCCGCATAGATCCGACAAAAGGTATAGAAAATGAGCAAGCCCCCCAAATGGACAACCATGAAGATCAAGCTCGCCGATCTCATGGCCCACCCGAAAAACCCGCGCATGATGACAATCAAGCAGAATGCGGACCTCGAGGAATCACTGGACAGCTTCGGCCTTGCCACGCTTCCGATCGTCAACAAAGATATGATGATCCTTGGCGGTCACCAGCGCCTACGCATCCTCAAGACGAAAGGCGTGAAAGAGGTAGAGGTTCGCGTTCCAAACCGGATGCTAAATACGAAGGAAGCCGACGAGCTATGCATTCGACTCAACAAGAACGGCGGTTCCTGGGACTACGACGCGCTGGCAAACTTCTTCGAGCAAGACGACCTAAAGGAATGGGGCTTCACCGACTTCGATCTTGGCGAATGGGATTTTGGCAATTCCGATACGCAAGAGACGGAAGAGATCGAGGAAGACGATTCTCCGGTCCTTGCCAACATCAAAATCAAGTGCCCACAGGAATCGGAGGACGCATTGCGGACGAAGCTTCGCGCGATCCTGCTTGAATTCGAGGATACCGAAATTTCGTGAGACAAGGCAACCCCAATCCTGACCTGAACATTCTGATCGCGTATCCGTATTGGAAGCAGCGCGTGACGGGGCGCCTGCAGAAGTTCAAGGAGAAGATACCTGTCTCCTTAATCGTTGACTCTGGCGCGTTCACGGCATGGAATACGGGAATGAAGATCACGCTGGACGGATACCTGTCCTTCCTCAAGTCAGTCGAATGCATGCGGCCCTTCCATTATGTTCAGCTCGACGTATTCGGCGATCCGCACAAATCCTTCGACAACCTGCTAGAAATGCACGCACAGGGTTTCAAGGACACAATGCCGGTCTTCACCCGGGGGGAGTCCATAGCGCGCTTAGAGCAGTTCTATGAGATGACCGACTACATTATGTTCGGCGGCATCGTCACCGGCGGCGGAAACTACCAATATGTGAAATGGTATCTCAACCGGAACAAGGATCGCGATTGTCACTGGCTGGGATTCGTCGATATGCGCTTTATTCGCGATTACCGGCCCAGGTCTGTGGACTCGTCGTCGTGGAAAGCCGGATCGCGCTTTGGCGTGCTGCATTGGTACAATGGGAACGGCAACATGCTCTCCGGCCGATGGAACAAGATCAAGTCGACGCCACACCTACGCACTAGCGTCATGGACTATTTCACGCGGATCGGCGTGCCGCCCTCCACCGTGGCGCTTCTCGGAAAGCAAAAGGCATGGAGAGGCACAAACAAGAATCCAGATGTATTGTGTCCGCTGAACCCAGACGCGCTTGCTCAGACCTTGAGCGCGATTGCGCATGTTCACAGAGCCTATGAAGTCGAGAAGACACTAGGCACGAAAATTTACCTAGCCTGCGGAGGTTTGGAATGGGAATTCGCTGTTCTAAACTACGCATGGCACTTCCTAAAACAAAACGGAGTGATCCAATGAGCGACAGCCCAACCATGAGCAATTCCGATGGCCTCAAGAGCCTCGGGAACCACGCGACCGAATACCCAGACACCTACAACCCAGGCGTTCTCGAAACCTTTGACAATCGGTTCCCGAATCGGAATTACGAGGTGGAATTGGTTTGCCCCGAGTTCACCGCTCTGTGTCCGAAGACAGCCCAACCTGACTTCGCGAAAATCATCATCACCTATGTTCCAGATCAAAAGCTCGTCGAATCCAAATCGCTGAAACTGTACCTGTTCAGCTTCCGCCGTACTGGTTCCTTTCACGAAGATTGCATCAACAAGATCTGCCGCGACTTATTCGATCTCATGAATCCAAAGTGGATTACCGTTGAAGGTAAATTCATGCCACGAGGCGGCATCAGCATCAATCCTACCTGCACCCTACACCAACGCGACGAAGACTAATGCCTACCGCTGCCGACTTCCGCTACAGCAATGTCTTGCCAAACCCGCTCATTGACGAGTATGCTGGCAAGCAGATCAAGGCCATTCGCTTCCTTGAGGGCTTCGACTCTGAGCGGAAGTGGTGGCGGTTTGAACGATATGTCGAGATCGATTTCAACGACCCGTCAAATAGTGACACCGAACGGATAGCCTCAACCTGCGGAGCGTGTGGGCTTTGCTGTAAAGATATTCCTACACACCAAATCGCGATTTACATTTCGCAGAAGGAGTTGGACCTTGCGAATGACGCTGGCCTGCTGGTAGATGTGCAAGGTTCGGTAGAGATCGAAGGCACCGTCTTCTATGTCATAGATGTGAAGGAGAACGGCGACTGTTCCATGTTGGGCCCCAAGGGCTGTACGATGGGCAAGCATAAGCCGCTCTGGTGCGCCATTTACCATTGCGAGAAATACCAAAACAGACCCTATCAATTCGAGGTTCCCAAATGAAGAAGAAAGCCGTCATTCTATTATCCGGTGGCATGGACTCCACAACCGCAGCCTATTGGGCGCACGACGAAGGCTATGACCTTATCGGTCTTGCTTTCAATTACGGCAGCAAGCACAACGACATTGAGCATGAGCACGCGCGCAAGACTGCCGATCTTCTCGGCTTCCCTTTCCAACGCATCCCAATGCTGTGGATCAACGACCTTTTCAAATCGGACCTGCTTTCCGCCGGCGGCGACATTCCCGAAGGGCATTACGCCGAAGCGACCATGAAGCGAACGGTCGTGCCTTTCCGAAACGGGATCATGCTCTCCGCGGCAATAGGATTCGCTGAATCGAATGACTGTGAAGCGGTCATCATTGGCAACCATGCTGGTGACCATGCTGTCTATCCCGACTGCCGGACGGAGTTCATTGAAGCGATCAGCGCGGCAGCGCATTCCGGTACCTACAACGGCGTGAAGATCCTTTCACCATTCTGCGAGATCACGAAGGCCGATATCGCTGCACTCGGAAGCGAACTCAATGTCAATTGGCTTGATACTTGGTCCTGCTACAACGGCACCGACACGCATTGCGGACGCTGCTCTACTTGCGTGGAGCGTGCGGAGGCATTCCACGACGCAAAGGTAGCCGATCCTACATTCTACAAGGACGCCGATTTTTGGAAGAAAGCCGTCGCCGACTTCGCTGGAGGTGAATAATGCTGGACAACGAAATCCACGGACTTCCGCCTACGCCTATGGCGGAAAAGCAATTGGCGACACCGGAGCAGAAACGAGAGGTTATCAAATACCATTTCCGCGAAATCATGCAGGCGTTGGGACTAGACCTGGAAGACGATTCACTCTGCGATACCCCAACGCGCGTCGCCAAAATGTATGTGGACGAGATTTGCAAGGGCCTGGATCCGCGCAACTTCCCGAAGATCACATGCGTGGAAAACAAGTTCGGGTCGCAGATGGTCACGGTTGGCAAGGTCACGATGAATTCGCTATGTGAGCACCATTTCGTAACCATCGCCGGTTATGCGCATGTCTCCTACATTCCGCGCCAAAAGGTGATCGGCCTGTCAAAGATCAACCGACTGGTCGATTACTTCGGATCGCGGCCGCAGGTGCAGGAACGCTTGACAGAGCAGGTCCAAAAGACGCTGGCGCATCTGCTGGAGACTCCCGATGTCGCTGTAATCATTGACGGCGTGCATTTCTGTGTGAGAGCGCGTGGTATCAAGGATGGCGCTTCCGTCACGCGCACCACTGCCCTCGGTGGCGTATATCTCCAAGACATGGCGGTACGGAAGGAATTCCTCGACTCCATCCCAACGCTGGGAGAGTTCAAACTGTGAGCCGATTCACCAGCACCAAAACCTATCGTGACTTTCCGTGCTCTCACCGACAATGGCGCCACGATGGGCATTGCCGTTTCCTCCACGGATATTCGCGCAGCTTCCATTTCGTGTTCCAGGCTGATAGCTTGACCGCCGAAGGTTTCGTCATGGACTTCTCGAAGCTCAAGTCGGTCGAAGGGTTCCTGAAAGACATGTTCGATCACACGACGCTTCTCAACAGCGACGACCCGATCCTTGAGAACGAAGCTTTCATGTCGCTCACCGAAGGCGTGGATAAAGCGATCGACCTTCGCATCATGCCGAATGTGGGAATGGAAGGCACTGCGCATTTCGTCTACCTTTGGGTCAATGAGTATTTGCAGCGCGTGACGAATGGGCGTGTTTCGGTTCTGTCGGTTGAAGTACGCGAGAACCAAAAGAACTCAGCGACTTATCACGGTGATGGCAATGCGGATTAGCGAAGTCTTTTATACGCTGCAAGGCGAGGGCATGAATATCGGTAAACCCGCGATCTTTGTGCGGACTTCCGGTTGCAACCTTCGTTGTCATTGGTGCGACACTATGTTTGCATCCTGGCACCCCGAAGGCGGTCATTTCAAACCGACGCAGGTTGCAGACATGATCGAGGATGCACGCCCAGGCAGTGTGAAGCCGCGGCGTATTGAAGTGGTTATCTCCGGCGGTGAGCCCATGATCTATGCGAAAGAGCTGCGTCACCTTGTGGCAATGCTCCGGACCGATGGATATGGCGTAACCATCGAGACTGCCGGCACAATCTACGATAGCATGGTTCGTCCTTCCTTGTGGTCGATCTCTCCGAAGCTTGCCCATAGCGCACCGGACCAGACGGAGCACCCCAACGAATATCGCAAGCACATGAAGAACAACAAGTTCCAAGCCGAATTTACAAAACGCGCCAACACCCAATACAAGTTCGTCGTTCGCCACGACAACTTCGAGACCGACCTTGAGGAAGTTCGGAAGTTCAAGAAGTATCACGGCATTGCAACACGCGACATCATCCTCATGCCAGAAGGGCAGACGCACGAGGAAACCATTGCCGCAATGCCCTATCTCTTTGAGAAATGCATGCAGTACGGATACACAATGGCTCCGCGCCTTCATGTAATCCTGTACGGCAGCAAAAGGGGAGTCTAGTTGCATGAGGAAGGCACCGAAACGAAAACGGTTCAAGAAAAACAAGCGCAAGGAAGCTCCAAGGATTCATGAGGATACCGAACGCATTGAAGAAGAGCCGCAGGTATTCGACGTCCTTCCTGAGTATGACGAGATTCTTCCTGAGGGTATGCTGGACCCCGAGGCTCGCGTCGGGATAGCCAATCGCGCACGCACGCGCGAGGTCATGCGTTCCGTTATGCGGGGCGTGATGGTCACCAATGCGTGCAAGGACGCGGGCATGAGCCTCGACACCTTCAACGGGTACCGTCAGCGGTGGCCCGAAATCAACGACATAATCGACCAAGGCAAGGCAATCTTATATGAGCGCGTTCTCGGCAGTTACGAGAAACTTCTCATTGGCTACGAGTACAAAAAACAGAAGGTTGTGAAAAGCGGCGTCCTCGATGACAAGGGCAACGCCACCTACACGCGCGTCAGGGCAGAGCAGGAGAATGTCGTTGTTCCGCCCAATGCACGCGCCGTCTTGCGCTTTCTCGATACGCAGAAGCCACCAGATGTAATCGACCACGCAAGAGATGTCACGCCAGGCCAAAGCCGCGCGAAGCAGCTTGTGGACAACATGTCTCCGGCAGCGCGTAGAGAGTTCGTCAAAGCCGCAATGAAAGCGAAGCAGCCGGAAGCCGATGAATAGTGTTCACGAACGCAGAGATAGACGAATCGGTCAAAATGATCATTCGCGACGACTTTCGGTCCTTCGTGCCGATCGCGTGGGATATCGTCCTGCCTGGGCGAACTTATAAGCACGGCTGGCACATTGACTGCATCTGCGATCATCTGCAGGCAGTAGCGGAAGGGCACCTAAAGCGTCTGCTCATCAACATTCCGCCGCGACACATGAAAAGCCTTTTGGTTTCGATCATGTATCCGGCGTGGCGTTGGTTGGGAGATCCGTCGCACCGTTTCATTGGCACCTCCTATTCGATGACGAACAGCTTGCAGTTCAACACGGACTCACGCCTCATCATCGAGCATGAGAACTACCGCAACCTTATCCTGCCGGATGAGGAAACCGGCTTGATCTGGAAAATGAAAATGGACCAGAACGCCAAGGGCATGTTCGAGAACACCGCGAACGGCCGGCGCTTTGCTACCTCTGTCGGCGGCGCGCTCACCGGTCAGGGCGCGGACACCTTCATGATCGACGACCCGCACAATGTTCAAGATGTCACGCCTACAACGCTGGAAGCCGTCAAGAACTGGTACCAGCAGGCCGTTCCGTCGCGTTTGAATGACCCGAAGACCGGATCCAAGATCATTATCCAGCAGCGCGTACATGAAGAGGATTTGACCGGCGTTGTTCTCGATAGCGAAGAGAAGTACACCCAAGTGATCCTGCCAGCACGCTATGAAGGCACCTGTCGCCTAACTGGTGGCTGGTTCAATTCTGATAGCGGCGAGAAGTGGGTAGACGCACGCGAGAAGATCGATGAGCCGTTGTGGGAGGAATTGTACGACGACGAGACGCTGAAGAATGTGCTCGAGTCGGTGATGACAGCGTATACCGTGGCAGGGCAGCTACAGCAACGGCCCGCGCCGGAAGCTGGCGGAGAACTCAAGCGCGACGACTTCATACTTATTGATCGCGTCAACCCTGCAGACATTCACCGCGCCGTACGGGCATGGGATTTCGCGTCCACGGAGGATGGCGGCGACTGGACGGTAGGCGCTTTGCTGCTTCTCATGAAAGACGGGTCGATCGTCCTGGCGGATATTTGCCGCGGACAATGGGCGGTGGGTAAACGACTGAAGCGCGTGAAGCAGGTATGCACGGCAGATTTCGAGATGTTCGGCGGCAAGTATGAGATCTACTATGAGCAGGAAGCTGGCGGATCCGGCAAGGATGCAGCTATCATCACCAAGAAGCACTTGACGCGCAACAGCAAGGGCGTGGCCGGTCCTCTCATGGGCTGCAAGATTACCTATGCGCGTCCATCCGGAGATAAGATTGTGCGTGCGCAGCCTTATATCGTGGAAGTGCAGAACCACAATTTCTACGTCCTCGACCGGCCTTGGACGGAAACCTTCCTGCGCGAACAGGTCATGTTTCCGAACGGATCGCATGACGATCAAGTCGATGCCGCTGCCTATGGCGTGGTCGTTCTCGAGAAGCGTCGTCGGCGCGATGGACTCTGGGGCAAGGGCGGGAGTCAAGACGACCAAGGCAGGAAGGGCGGCGGTAGAGGTCGAGGGAGATAAAAAGAATACGAGAAAAATGCGTAGAAGGGCTTGCGCTTACGCGCTCAGCGCGTAGTTTAATCATGTAGACAACGCAACAACCTAGCAAGGAAGCACATCATGAAGAACTACAAACTCACAATCCCAAGCACGCTCACAGAAACCCAACTTTGGGAGTTCGTCGAAGAACAAGAGATCGCAACCGTCGAAGATGTTGTCAGCGTCAACGGCCTAGCAATTATCACGCTTCACTTCGAGGAAGCAACCGCCGAGCTGTATCAGCAGTTCAGCGAAGAACTCGAAAACCTCGTCGACTAATCACACGCCCCCAGCAAGGAGACACAACATGCACAAGGTAATTATCAACGCCGCCAACGAAATTCACACCGCCGATGGCGACCCCCTGGCAACTCACACCGATCTCGCAGAAGAAATGATCCTCCATTATGACTGGGGCAAGCTTGGCGATCATTGGTCATGGTTCGCCGTTGGCGCGTTGTCGGCAGTCGCCACGCAGATGCGCGAAGAGACGGAGCCTGGAACTGAGAATTGGTTCTACGGTAAGGCCGTCTGTGATGCGATCGTAGAAGTCATCGAGGATCATGTCAATCTGGTCGGTAGCGGCGACGAGGTGGTCTATGCCATCATGCGGCAAGTCGAACTACAAGCGAAATGCAGCGCGTTCACAGCGCGTCATAAGTACACGAACACGCTTCGTTGGACGCTGGCCGAGCTATTGGTCAAGGTCGGCATTGCCAACGCTGACGCATTCCACCGCTGGGTCACGGAGAATGGCAGCGGGGCCGGCGAGCTTGAATTCGAGGAATACCCAAAGTTCAAAACCGTGTAGGAAAAACAATTCCAGGAAAACCTGCACAAAAAAACGGTGATTGGGTCTTGTAAAGGCGCAGTCACCGCGTATTTTATAGGTAACAAGGAAGCACAACGCACGCCTTACCCTTAGCAGGAGCCACACCATGTTGACCACCACACAGAAGCACTACCTCGAAGCCACCAACGTCGAATCCTCAGAGCGCCACACACGCTGCACCGTCACAAAAGACGGCATCCAATTGTTCACGCTCAAGTTCAACGCTACACCGACGCAAGCGGAACTCCACAAGGCCGTGGAAGGCATGGTGCGCGACAACGAAATGGGAGAGTGGGCAATCAAGCCTATCGTTCGCCAAGTAGAGTCGGCGGTAACCTTCAAGGTTGCCTGCCTCGCCAGCGCACGCCGCTTCGCATAATCACAAACCTTAGCAAGGAGATACAGAACATGACAGCCTACGACCGTTGGAAAACCACGCCAGACGATTACTACGACAACGAACCATGCGAGCAGGAGATTGCCGAGCACTTCGGCATCGACTTCGCCAAGCAGGATTTCGGCGATTGGGACGATGACCTGGATGGCATCATGTCCGCATGCGTCACGGAAGCACGCAAGACCGATTCTCAGTTCGTTGACTTCCTCATCCAGTATACCGGCAAGGTTTGCGGCGAAGAACCTGGGTTCTGGGAGGACAGCACGCAACAAGCTTTCATTGAAGCCTTGCGCCCGATCATTGTCGGCAAGGGGCCGGCGGATCCAAGCGAGGTAGACAAGGCAATGCTCGAAAGCAAGACGGGCGAAATCTGCTGGCATGCAGCATACGAAAAGGCGGTGGCATAATGGTACCCGAAGGATTCAAAGCCGTGATCCGGCTCCGCGTTGACACAATCACCAAGAACCGGCTGGAGGATTGCTCGCACCGGAAAGGGTTCTCAGAAGCGGAGTTGATCCGCATGTCATGGCGCTACTGGATTCGCGTCCGCAATTGCGACTCCATGCCTTCTTTGACCTACGGTTCAGGAACGAAGCATTTCGTCGTGGAAGCGTCTGGTCTGTTCGTCCCCGAGGATTGCAAAGACTGCCACTGCGCCGTGATTCATCACTTCCTGGATGTCAAGGACGATGGCAAGTGCAACGGGCCAGGGCAGCGCGGCAGGGTAAGCGATGAAGGCATCGAGGAAACGCAAGTCGCCACGCTCGGCCAAACGCTCACCCATGACGCATTCGGAGGCGAGCTATGCACCTGTGCCGTCTATGAATTCATGGGCACGCGCCCGTATACGCTTTGCAGCCCAGGAGAGCCCATCGAGGCAAAAGTTTGCGATCTGACTGAAACGACCGTAACCTGTGTCACATGCTGCACCATGCTTGCCGCAGCTCGCCGATTCCCCATCATGCAATATCACACCATCAGCAAGGACGAATTCTAATGGCCCACAGCGACCAACCCGTAGACCGAGAACGCTACAACGCTTTCATTGAGCTTGTGCGCAACATGAGAGCCCTGCAGACGGCTTATTTCGACCACAAGTCCCAAGAGAACCTTTTCGCAGCTAAGAGCGCGGAAGAGAAGGTCGACAGCATCGTCCGCCAGCATGACAGCAACCAAATGGAGCTTTTCTAGCAATGAAACAAGACCATCTCAACTGCCATAGGGAGGATTCGCAGCAATACTTCGAACAAAGGGCAAACCTAATGATAGAGCGCCTTACCCGCGAGTTCCTGAGAAAGTCAGTGGAGGCATGGGCATGAATCAGCTTGACCCGCAATGGAAGGTGCATTTACCGAACTTGCTCCATGAGATCGGCGACAATAATCCCACCATGGCAGCTATGCGAATTCCGTTGACCGTAACGGCACGCATTCTGGCAGAGGTTGCACAACGAGCCAGCCAGTTGAACGATCCAAAACTAAATGAGCTCATGTGCCGGTTGACGCTATACGAGATCGCTGACCCTGAAAGCGACGGCTACGATTATGATGCAGAGCAAAAAGTATACGAGGAATCGAGATGAGAGAATACGATCAGCTTGACCTATTGCGGCACGAGCGGTTCGGATTGACCTTTGAGGACAAAGTACAGACCGTTGTGGGCAAAGCACCTTCGCAGCTAAGAATAGCCGCCATCTGCGTGAATGATCCGCTTGTATGCGATCGATGCAAAAGGGAGATCGAAGTCGATGCTTAGTGATCAGACAAGATATGAGCTGCGGCGTTTGCACCTGGATGCCATGCAGCTAAACCACCAAGGCGCGCCGTACCCTATCACCCACTTGCTCTGCGGCATCTGCGGCGTTGACACCGATCGCCTATTGCCAGTCCGTGTCGAGATCCGCTCGGAGGTTGAGAATCTGACGGAGGTTTGCGTGACATGCCATGCGCGCAATGCTGACGGAGAACCGCAATACGATCCTGGTCACAACCCCAAATTCTCCTACCGTTACGACAAGATCGATGAGAGGCACAAATCATGAGTAGCACAATGCGAACGAAGATCGTCAAGAAAGGGCGAAACCAGGTTGTCGACGTGTTTATCATGCGTCAAGGTGGATGCCTGGAGTTTGAGGCCACCGGCTATAGCACGGCAGTCAGCAGCATCAACATGGCGCTCAAGGCTAGAAGGCTTCCGCTTCTGCAATCCCGCGAGCTTGCGCAGCTAAAACGCGAGACGGGGAGGCTGAGATAATGGGCCTCCGTGTCCCGCCCCCTCCCTGGGCAAGCATCGAGGAAGTAGAGCGTTGGGTCGAGGAAGGCCGGCGCACTCGTCGAAACAGCATCATCGCCGGATTCGTGATAGGCTTTATCATTCTTCTTGTCGAGTTCTGGTAAACGAGAAAATCGCGTATACCTTGAACGGCATGGAAACAAAAGCCTGCCAAATCGACCTGCCTCCTACCATGATCCCCCGCCTAGAAGCACTGGCGCGCGGGGATCTTCCTTTGGATCAGTTCCGCCAAACTTGCGTCTACCGCGCGCAGGATTGTCCGCCATCCTGCATGGATTGCCCGTACAGCATCCTCCAGCATGACGCCTTCATTGCTGCGCAACCCAAGCCGGAGGAAGGCCCAAGCGAAGCCGAACGCATGGCGGCAGCGATCGAGGAATTCGGCAGGCAATTAGCCGAGGAAGTGCTGCCGGTGGTCAAGCGCCTGGAAACCTTTCTCAATGAATTTGCCGCCCTAGTACAGCAAGGAGACGAACATGAACGACACAGGCACGGACCCAGCCAACCCGAAGCACAATCCGCCCCCCATCGGATCGATGCCGATCCTACCATCGGTATTGCCGATCACCTTTCTACCTCCCAGCGACTTCGCGGAGATTCAGGAGTTCGACTTCCCGTGCGAGACTCATCCGATGCCGTACAAGGTGCTGGCCGTCTCTCCGAACAATCAGCCGACCTATGTGGGCTATGGGATCCGCGAGACGGTCGGCCCTTGCAGGATAGAACCGATCCATGCGACGGCTGATGGACGCTGCGAGCAGCTAAGGCGCGCCGGGCGCAAGTGCGACATCTGCGAGGAATTTGACCCTTACCATGAGGTCATTGTCGACGGAGACGACGACGAGACGCTGGTCGGCTATGTCTGCAACGATTGCATGGAGGAAGCTCTCACTCTTCGGAAGAAGCGCGGCATTGCCCAGCAGGAGCGCGAGAAGCAGGCCATGAAAAAGAAAATGCGCGCCATCAAGAAAGCTGAACGCCAGCGTCGCCGTGCCGGTCGGCGCGGACGCGGTTAGTTCGTTATTGGTTGCGGATAATGTCCAGATCTAGGGTTTCAGAATGTACCGGATAAGCGACGACAGAACCGTCACCAGGGCGTATGTCAACGAGATTTGCAAGCGTGCTCTCCGTAGCTCGATCTACGATTGCGACGATCCTTCCTCGCGCGATTTGCTGTACAGCTTCCTTATTCAACGCCAAATCGGGTTCCAGCTCAACTATGTCAACGCCCATGAATTATATGTATTCCAGATCCGCTTCTATGGTACTGTTGACGGAAACCCTAAAACTTTCAAAGGCCGCGCGGGCACGCCTTCTGTCGCCGCTGGATTGGCGCTTATGCTGGCCATAGAGGATAACGAATCATGAGCGACGAGAAAGCTTCACCGACGACGAACGCAGAACTCCGAGCAAAAGTAGAGCTTGGTGTCAATCGCGCCTTGGCGTTGAGCATGCTTGCGCAAGTGCAGGGACACAATGGAATCACGAGCTTCGAAGGCCAGCGCGATTACAATCAGATTTTCGGATACCCCGAAGCCATTTCTTATGAAAATTATCGTGCCATGTACCGGCGCGGTGGCGTGGCCAAGACGATCGTAAACCTTCCGGCTAATTACACTTGGCGTGGAGATATCACGGTAACTGTACCCTTGGGAGAGGGCGAACAAAAGAGTGGAGACGCTGAAAAGTTCGAATCAGAATGGCTTGAACTTTGGAATAAGTTCAATATACGCAATGTCTTCCTTCGCGCTGACCGCCTTTGTGGCGTGGGAAACTATTCAGTTATAAGAATCGGATACACCAATGACGCAGATCCATCACAGCCGCTAAGTGGTGAAAACCACCAGCTTCTTTTCTTGTCTGTCTTCAGCCAAAACAATGCCGATCCGCTCGAATGGGATGTGGATAACAAGAGCGAGAACTATGGATGCATTAGCAAATACAATCTCCAGCATGAAACGGCGGCCAACGATTATGTGACTACTGGCGGCACTGCTTTTCCTGGCGGAGAGCAATTTTCCGTAGATGCCAGCCGCATCGTGCATGTCGCGGAAGAACTGGAGGAAGACAAGGTATTCGGTACTCCGCGACTACAAGCGTGCTGGAATGCGCTTATCGACCGCCTGAAGCTGCTTGGCGGTTCTGCCGAAATGTACTTCCGCGGAGCGTTCCCAGGATACAACTTCAACCTTGACCCAGAAGCGGATATCACTACTGAGCAGCTCGAGAGGATGGAGACGCAGATTCAAAGCGTAATCCTCGGGCTCGGACGGTATATCCAAATGGAAGGGGTCAGTGTTGACAGCATTGCGCCGCAGGTAGTTGACCCATCTCCGCAGATCGAAAAGCAGGATGACGAAGTCTGTGCAACTACACGAATTCCGAAGCGCATGCTATTCGGCAACGAGGCTGGCGTTCTCGCTTCCGGACAGGAAGGCGCGAACTATGCCGGCGTCATTGAGGGGCGCCGACAAAACGATGCAGAGCGTTGGGTTCGTGATCTTGTCAACAAACTGATGTCAGCTGGCGCATTGACCAAGGTTGAAAAGTTCTCGGTCAACTGGCCTACGCTCGAAGCTGAAAAAGCACTTGAGGAATCTCAGGTTTCGTTGAACTACGCAAAAGCAATCGTTGAATTCATTAGTGGTGGCGGCGAGCAGTTGTTGTCGATGGAGCTGTTCTACGAATTGGTGTTGGGTTGGGACAAAGAAACCATTGAGCGTGTCAGTGCTGAGATGGAAGGGCGCGATAGCGACGAAGAAGACGAAGAGATCACCGAAGAACGCGCGAACGAGGTTGCCGACATTATCCGCGAAGCCATGAGCCGCGTCTCCGCAGCACCGTCCGACAGCAATCCGGAGGCCCAAACGGCGAACCCATGAGCAAGCTATCGGAGGCCATAGCGGCGTCGCGGCCGATGAAGGTCAATCGAAAGCGACGCAGAGGGGAGACTGATCCAACGCGCACTACTGGTATCCAGCGTGCGTTTGTGCGTGCTGCAAATAAGCGCCTGAATCAGCTACAGAAATATCTGATCGCCTCAGTCAAGACCAACAATGCCTTTGGGCTGAAGACGAACGCAATCCCGCTGGGGGCAAGCACGCCGCAGCTCGTTCTAAATCCGTCTCAGTTTGCCAATGAGCGCGACACGCAGAAGCTTTCGAGCTATGAAGCGTATGTCGCATCGTTGATCGGTACGGTGTTCCTGTACAATGATCTCGGGCAGGTATTCTCTGACGAGTTTGTGGAAGCTGGATTCAAAAAGGGATCGGCGCGCGCTCTAACTGAATGGGAGAAGGCTGGAGGTGACTTGCCAGCCGCATACACGCTAGGCCCGTTGGCGCTACGCACGCCGCTCACCGATCAAGCCAGCATGGTAAAGAAGCGCGCCAAGGATGCGATCGAGGGCGATGCCACGAAGCTGCAAAACCGATTGAATTACAATTTTGGTCAGGCGCTTACCTCCAACGCTACACCTACTGAAGCCGCACGCGGTATTCGGCAAGCAATCACGACCGCCAAGAAGGAGTTCGAGCGCACGGCAGTCACGGAAGTGGTGCGTGGCTTCAATATCGGAAATGTTTCCCAGATGGAGGCGCTTGGCGTTACGGAGGTTCGTGTGGTTGCTGAGTGGAAGACTGCCGGCGACGATCGCGTCTGTCAGGCGTGCCAGTCCTTGGAAGGCAAGATTTTTCCGATCGATGTTATTCGCGGACTCATCCCCTTGCACCCGCGTTGCCGCTGCGCAGCATTGCCTATCCTCAATCCAACGCCAGCGCAGAGCAAGAAGGTTCAGACAACCCTTACTCCAGCAGCAGAAAAGCTTGCGGTGAACCGCGACGAAGTGCGAGCTATGGTGCGCGAGATGATCGACCACGCCATTCCGGCGCCGATTGTTCCGCAACCAGGAAAGCGTGGCGCACGCGGATTCGAGGGTGCGGACGGCCAGCAAGGCAAGCGGGGCCCGAGAGGATTCGACGGCATCCAAGGCGAGAAGGGCGAGGATGGGATCGATGGGGTCGACGGAAAGGATGGCAAAGACGGCGAGAAGGGCGATGCGGGTAAGCGCGGAGCACGCGGATTCACGGGTGCGGACGGGCGAGCTGGTCGCGACGGCATCGATGGTAAAGACGGAAAAGATGGACGCGACGGTAAGGATGGCAAGATCGGATACCGCGGCATGCGCGGACGACCCGGGGCCGATGGAAAGCGCGGAAGAATAGGCCCTAGGCCGGACCACGAATTTAAGTCCAACGAAGACGGATCTCTTCAACTACGATTTCAGAAGCCCGATGGCAATTGGGGAGATTGGTCGAATCTTCGAACAAACGAAATAACGCCTACTCCAGACGGTATGGAGGCTTACGAGTACGATGGCAACAGGCTTCGATTCAAAAGTAACGGAGCATGGGGAAAGTGGATTCCAGTCGGCGGTGGAGGTGGTGGCACCACAGGAATTGTTGGAGTAAATGTCGAACAGGACGGATCGAGCATAATAGAAGCCGCAAAATCGCTAAATTTTTCGGGTGGGGTTACTGTTACTGACCAGGGCGATGGAACGGCATCCATAGAAATCGACAGCGTGTCTGCAACTTACCTGAATTATTTTCATATCATCGAACAACAAGTAGTCACCATACCGGAGCGCGTACAGAGCCTAATTGCTGGTCAAAGGCGAAACGAAGGCGAGCTAGTAGTCAATGGTGAAGCCGTAGAGATATGAACAGGAGAATAAATAATGACGACAACCGGTAGAAATGGAACCCACCAATTATTAGGCAACACGAGCCCTCAAGCCGCCGATGACGATTACGGTCGTTTGTTTTGGGATCCTGTGGCAAAACATTTCAAGCAAATCGACGAAAACGGCGTTATATCATCTCTAGTGCCCCAGCCAACATCGTGGGGTGATATCGTCGGCTTGTTGAGTGATCAGACGGACCTGCAATCTGCGCTGGATGGAAAAAAAGACGATTTCGCCGAAAATACCGCGTTCAATAAAGATTTCGGGTCTTCTTCTGGCTCCGTATGCGAAGGAGATGACCCCAGGCTGTCCGACAACCGCGCTCCCACCGCCCATGCACTATCGCATGAATCTGGCGGGGCTGATGAGATTGATGTCGCCGGTTTATCTGGAGTATTGGCAGATAACCAAAAAGTATCGACTGATGCGAGCATTACTGGCACTGGCGAGACTGGTTCGCCGTTATCTGCTCAAACGGCACTTGATTTGAAAGAAAACGCGGCGAATAAGGGTGCCGCGAATGGATACTGCCCTCTTGATGCGACCAGCTTAGTGCCTCTTGCCAATTTGCCTGAATCAGTCAAGACCGGCAGTGAATATAAAGGCGCGTATAATGCTTCCACGAACACGCCTACGGTTTCCGACGGAGTAGGTTCAAACGGAGACTATTATCGAGTTTCGACGGCGGGTTCGCAAGATTTTGGAAGCGGAACAATAGCGATGCTCGTTGGGGATTTGATAATCTACAACCACTCTTTGTCCATCTGGCAAAGAGTTGCCGGAAATCCGGATTTGGTGCAATCGGTTGCAGGCAAGCAAGGTGTTGTCACTCTAGATAAGGCAGATGTTGGATTGTCAAATGTAGACAATACCTCGGACGCGGACAAGCCTATCTCAACCGCTACTCAACTGGCGCTTGACGGGAAGAAAGACGACTTTTCGGAGAACACCGCATTCAATAAAGATTTTGGCTCGACTGCCGGAGAAGTATGCGAAGGCAACGACCCAAGGCTATCCGACAGTCGT